GTTCGTAATCCGCAAGCTCTTTTTCTGTCAGCTTTCTGTCATACACAAGGATATCGTAGTATCTGTGAGTCGAGCTGTCCTCTCGCCTGATCAGACCGTTTTTCGGCTGTGCTCCGATAGAAAATCCACGCAAACGCATGCCGTAAAAATATTCTTTGCTCATACCGTTTCGCCCTCACTCTCATCGTTAATCCGCAAAACCTGTTTTACTTTTTCAAAGCATTCAGGGCATAAATCAAAACTTCTGCTGTCATAAAGCCTACCGTCATCATTTCTGTCATTATATATTCCGATTTTTATGTAACCGTTTTTTTTGCCGTATTCGTATAACTTTCTGCAAACGTCACATTTTAATGCTTTCATACCTTTTCAACTTCTCTCGTTAGAACGTCATAAAGCCGTCCCTGTTCGTCTTTTAATATTGCTGTGTTAATTATCCTGTTGCGTTCATAAATCCGTTTATAGCCGATGCAGGTGTATTTTGAGCCGTTCCACTTCACCGTGTCATTGTGCAGTGCCGCTATTGCAATTTCTTTGTTATCCATTTTCATACCACCCGATAGATATTTCGCCTGTTTCGGTGTTTTCCCATATTTCTACGGTACAGTTATGATGTATCTCGCATTTGTTAAACACATTGCAATCAATCTTGAACTCCGGCACTTCTTCAATTTCAAGAATCACCCTTGTATGCGTTCCCTGTGCGAATCTATCCGTAAAAGCTGTTACGCATTTTCGGTTATCGTCTTTCAGCTTTCCTGCTTTTACCATTGCGTCAAGGATAAACTTCTTTGCAAAGCAGATGTTGTCATAATCTCGCTTTTTATTACCCTCAACCCATGTAAACGTGATTTTTATCGGGTTTTCATATTTCGGCATTTTTGAAAGAAACAGTATAATTTCTTCCTCAATTCTTTTTTTGAAGCTTGCCGCTTGATATTTATTCGACCTGCACATATTCACATATTCGTTAAGGCTAGGCAGTTTCATGTCGATTGTGTATTTGTTCATTCTTCATCGCCTTTCAACAGATACTTGATTTCAACGCCGTGTGAATTTTGCTTTATTGTTAAGTGATATTCTTCTTCAAGCGTTTCTTTGATTTCCGCAAATTTCAGCTTATTCGTTGCGATGCTGTCCGCCCAATTCATAACACCGCTGAAACATTGAGCAACTTCATAAGGCTTAATATCGTAATGGTCTAACAACTGAAAAGCCATAAGCGTGAATATTACGTCAATGACTTCTTTCGTTCCTCTCGTCCGCTCTTTCTGCGAATCCGCCAACGCTTTCACAAGTAGTTCCTCCCGAATATCTGCATGAATTCTTCACGGCTATGAGAACGCTCAAAGCACGTCTGTGCTACTCTTTTCAGCAGGTCGTCTGCTTCTTTGTTGTTATGTACGCCCCATTTGCTCATATTGTGGTGGAATGGGCAAAGGTAAACCCACAAGCCGTATTTTTCGCTTAAATGCCGCCGTCCTCTGCCATATATAACGTCTAATGATGACGATGTAAATATATAGTTTGACCGCAAAGATAACAGCATCTTTCGTTACTTATTATTGACTTCGTCATTTAATCACCACCCCCTAAAATGCTATTTCTTAATTGTATTGCTTTTTCAATCGTTGCCCGGTGTTCCCCACTCTCTTTGAATTTGATTTTCTAATAGCCGTAACTGCAACTTGATTGAGTTGATAGCTTCAAGGTTTGCCCGATATACTGTTTCCGCAACATCTCTCTTAAATCGTGCATCTGCTACGCTCTGAATACCGTAACAGGTCTTGTCTATCATTCCTATTGTCATTCCGCTATCTCTCAATTTAAGGCACTCCGCACGGAGCAGGATTTTATATTCCTTTTCAGCTTCTGCGTACTCCGTGCCGCTCTTTCTTAACTGCTTGATACTCACGTCAAGCTGTTTCTGCTTCATCTGCAATTCTTGAAGTAAATCATACATTACGCATCACCTTAAAACGGCATTGCATCGTCAAGCTCGTTTTCTTCCTTTTTCCCTCCGCAGAATGAAGCTGTGTTTATTACTATTTCGGTGCTTTTGCGTTTGTTGCCGTCTTTATCTTCATAACTGCGTGTCTGAACGCTGCCCATTACGGCTATCATATCGCCTTTATTGAAGTATCGGCAGATAAACTCCGCACAGCCTTTCCATGCTACGCAATCAATAAAATCTGCCTGCGTTTCTTCGGCACGTTTAAAGTTACGCTCAACCGCAAGTGTAAAGCTTGTTACCTTTGTACCGTTGTTTGTGCTTTTCAGTTCGGGGGCGGCAGTAAACCGCCCCATTAATACAACATTGTTAATCATTTATTCGTCCTCCGTATATGTAAAGTCTTTGTATTCGACTTTTGAAAGTACCTTTTTCAGCGGTTCTGTCGCTCCTGCGGCGGCAAGAATCATATCGTACGCCTTTTCTTCAAGGTTGGTGTTTATCGTGATACAAGATTTAACAATCGCCTTGTTTTTGCCTTTTTTCGTTTCGCAGATTATCTCGTCCCCTGCTTCAAGGTGACAAAACCCCGGTGCTTTGAATAAATACGGCTTTTCATTGCCCTCGTGCTGTGCTAAAACTAAATCCATATACATATTACTTGCCTTCCTTTCTGCTGATGATGTCGCTTGCTTGCATCACGTTTAAGTCCTCAACCTTACCGATGCCGTAATATTTCAGCATTGCAGGAATGTCGGTCACAAGCTTTTTAATCAGCTCAACCTGTTTTGGCGTTGCTTTTGCAATCTCCGGCTGTTCCTGATTATTGATTGCGTTTGCGACTTCTTCATAGCTTGCTACGCTTGTGTCAATGCCGAATCCTGCCATACCTAACGCCCTGCCGACTGCTGATGTTTCGCAGTTCTCAATGTAGCTCGTCTTGTTGATGAAAGAACTGTTTTCTTTTTCGTAAGCTGTTCCGTTGCTCAATATAACGAAGCTGCCTTGTTCATCTGTGTAGCCGACTGTTGCTTTAATTATGCAGATGCCGTTTTCGTTGCTCAACATTTCCGTTATTATTGAGCCTGTCGGATAACACATTCTGAACGCCTTAATACGCTGATTGACTTCGGCGTATTCTTTGCCTTTAATGTCCGTGGTTCTGATTTGTTCGTTTGCCTTTCTGATTTGTTCGTAGTTCATTGCCCTGTCCTTTCTTTCTGCTACCGTTCAGAACGGTGCTGTTATGCGGTGGTTGCTCTATGGCAAGATTTAATATAATGGAAATATTGAATTTTGAGGAGATTAATTGCAGAAAACAGATTGTAATAACAACAGCACCGCTCCAAACGATAGCAGATATTTAGTTTTTTTAATTTTTTATAAAATTCAGCACATCGTCTTTCGGAATCCGCCAAGACTTGCCGATTTTAAAGCTGTTTGGAAATAATCCCTTTTTAATGTAGTTCAACGCCGTTTTTGTTGAGCATCGAAGAAACATACTTAATTCTTCCGCCGTTAAAATGTCGGGATATGTTTGTTCTCTTGTCATTGTGAATACCTCATATAACGTACCGTCTTGCCGTAACGGTTTTTGCTTGTTTCCCACGTCTTATTGAACGAATAACCCTGTTTTTGCAGTTCGCCTATTCTTGTCGCAAGCTTTGTTATGCCCAAATCAGCAAAAGCTTGATAAGGTGTTATCGACCCATATTCTTGAATGTAGTTAAGTATCTGCCTTTGCTGTCCGTTCATTGCCAATATGTCCTTTCTATGTGTTCAAGTAAATGCTCCTTCTGCTCCGGCATCAGTTTGTTATAAAATTCATCGAATACCGTTGTAAGCTTCGTTGCACAAGCTTCGCATAAGCCTTGATTGTTCCACCGTGTTTCTTCTGTTATGTATTCTCCACAAACAGCACATTGATTGTCGGTCAGCTCCATATCTTCGCCGCATATCGGGCAAGATGTATCGGCTAAATCTTCAAATAAGCCGTTTATCTTCTTTGCTTCTGCTGTTATGTGTCCGCAATGTTCACATAAATACATCGGTTCAACGCACGTTCTTCTCATTGCTTTCCGTCCTTTCCGTTTCGCTGAACATCGCTTTCAGTACGATACCGATAAAAGCCAAGCTTGCCATAATCGCAACGTAAACGTAATACGCTATCGGGTTCATCAGCATACCGAATACGCAGAATCCGAACAGCATCATACTTGCCATTGTCAACAGGAATCTGCCGAGTTCATACATCAGTTCGTCTCTACTTTCTCTTATTACCTGCGGAAGATACTTTTTGAAAAATATCCGTAAAATTCTTAAATAATCAATCATTACCCTTTACCCTTTCTTTAAAATAATGTTGCTTCAAGATATGCTTCTTCAAGCTCTGTAAGGTACGCTTTACAATTTTGATATGTGCCGCTAAATTCGACCGCTTTGGTGTCAGTGTTGTAAACTTCGTACGTTCCGTCAAAATAATTTACGATATATTCAGTACTATCAATGTAATAATATTTAATAGACATAACCCTTTACCCTTTCTTTTTGTAAACTGGAAGCCTTTCTGCTCTCTGTTCAAATTCTTCAAGGTCATAACTTCGTTTCTTATTATTAATACTTGTATTATTAATACTTGTATTATTATCTTGAAACTTTTGTTGATACCCCTTGAAACATTTGTTGATACCCCCTGAAACATTTGTTGATACCTCGCCGAGCTTGATTATGCGTTTCTGTATCTCTTTGCTGTTCGCTTTATATTCATATCTGACAGCGATATATCCGTTCTTTTCAAGGTTTAAAATCCACTTGCCAACCGCTTGCGGTGTAACTTCATATAAATCAGCAAAATATCTGTTACTCGCCCAACATTCGCCTGTTTTGTTTGTCAACGCTGATATTTCGCCATATAAAAGTTTTTCGTTTGCTCGCAGATTTTTGTCGTATCTGACGGTTGCAGGAATCACTGCGTAAAAAGACGGTTTTTGCTCATTCATTGTTTACGCCCTCTTTTTGCAACATCTGCAAGTGCCTTTTCTGCACGCTCTACGGTCTTTTCGCTGTGGTATTTGTAATTCAGCACCCTGTTCAGATGTTCTCTTGTGATACCGCTGATTTCTGCAAGCTCTTTTTGCTTTATGCCACATCGACGCATCTGCAAAAATAGCTTTTCAACTCTTTTTTTATAGTCCTTCAATTTATCACCTCGCAAACATTATTTAACACTTGACAAAATATCACTTTGATGATATATTTTAATTGACCCACAAAATAATATTATGTATGTCATTCAATATATCGGTTTCGTGAGATTGTAGTTTAATTATATACCACATTCGTGATATTGTCAATATAAATATATCGTTTTTGTGAGATTTGTATATTTGCACAAAATTGACAGGGAGGTTTTGTTTATGTTTTATGAAAAATTAAAACAAATATGCAAAGAAAAGCAAATAACGCTTGTAAACCTTATGGGAGAACTCGGATTATCAACATCAAATCTTTCGTATTGGAAAAACGGAAGAATGCCAAAGCTAAATATAATCACTATGATTGCAGATTATTTTCAAGTTCCTTTATCATACTTTACCGCCGATGACGGTTTTTCTGATGAGGACAAGCTTAAGTTCGCCCTTTTCGGCGATACCGAAAACATAACCGATGAAATGTTTGACGATGTAAAAAGATACGCTGAATTTGTAAAGGAAAAATATAAGAATGACAATACTTGATTTACAACGAATAGCCGATGATGAAAATATAAAGGTAGATAACTTTAAGATGAATGCTTGCAAATCCTTGTCATTGATTGACGATGATAATAATTGTTATATCGCTCTGAATGATACCGAAAACGCCCTTGAACGCTTCGCCCACGAACTCGGGCATTGTTTAACAGGTGCATTTTATAACCGTTACGCCAAATGCGATATAAAAGCAAAATCCGAATATAAAGCGAACAAATGGGCAATAAAAAAGCTCGTTCCTGCTGATGAGCTGAAACGAGCGTTAAAAAAAGGATATAATGTTTTTGAACTTTCGGATTATTTCAATGTGTCCGAAAGTCTGATTGAATTTGCATATAATTATTATAAAAATAACGCTTATCTGAATTGAAGTGATTATATGAACAGGGTAAAACAGCGGTCTGACGGTCGCTACGTTATACAAATCTACACCGGCACCGTTGACGGAAAACGCAAATATAAAAGCGTGTACGGAAAATCTATAACCGAAGTCAACAAAAAGGCTGATGAAGTACGCAAAACACTGTTAAAAGGCTTAATACCGACACAGGACACTTTCGGCGTGTGGGTTGATTTTTACTTATCAATTAAAAAAGCAGAATTGAGCGAATCACAATACCGCTTGACAGAATCACGCCTTAAATATTGGAATCAGTTTTTTAAAGATACCGAAATAACGAAAATCCGTCTTTTTGAGCTTCAAACAGCTTTTAATCAGCTTGCGGCAAAAAATCCAACCACCAATAAACCGACCGCAAAACGCACTTTAAACTATTACAAGCAAGCTGTGTCCTCTGTGTTTGATTTTGCCGTGGATAACCGTATTATCGACATAAATCCCTCGTTGAAACTAAAAACGCCCCAAAACGCCCCACATTCAACGAGACGGGCACTCACGCACGAAGAACAACAGCGTATTGTTGAATTTGAGCATCGTGCAAAGCCTGCGGCAATGCTGATGATGTATTCAGGTTTACGCCGTGGCGAAGCTACCGCCCTGCTGTGGTCTGACATTGATTTTAAGAATCGCACAATCACCGTGAATAAATCTTATAACTTTAAATCCTGCACCATTAAAGCACCAAAGAACGGCAAAGCTCGGATTGTGTCCGTTCCTGCTGTTCTGATTGATTATCTCAAAACATTGCCGAAGAATCA